ATTTTTATTCGAGATATATTTTCTTGTGTAAATAAAGCAAAATCGTCACCAGCGGTTTCTAGATGATATTCATCTGGAGTTAGATTCAATTGGGTTTCCGCTATGTAACGTATATATAGTGACATTCTTAATGTGTTAGCAAATGTTGTGTCACTATTACCCGATTGTACTCCACCATCTTTAATGTATTTTCCTACATAAGTCATGCCATTTTTGTCAAACATTTTCATATCAACTTCATATTCTTGTGGTTGTGTATAGACTGTATATGTAAGGGCATCAGTGTGATGTATTAGGCCATTATCCCATAAATACGAGTATATTTTTCTTTCGCACGATCTCATATGTTGACTTTGTGTTAAATCAAAAGCAGATCCATCACCTTGTGTAACTGCTATCAATCCATGGTTCAAGCACTTCATTAAGTTTTGTTCACGTTGTGACCAATTCATTCCCGACGTGTAACCTTTGAACTGTTTTTTGAAAATTTGTTCAAGTGCATATATTACGGGACCTACAGTGAGTTTGTACTCTTCATTTGGGGCACATACACATCTATTTTTAGGGTATATCCAGTTACCATCTTTATCATAATCGACTATCTGCACTTCACTTTTACACATGTTAGTGTATTTAAGTCTAGGTGGCATTGTTTTGTCTCTACCATTCATACGTACTTGTTGATTACGTGTTAAGTGATTGTACCATATTTCAATTGAGTATTTGAAATCACAAATTAATGGTACTATTTCATTTTGAAATATTATTTCATACCAATCAAGAAACTTTTTAACACAATCATCATCTGGTTTGGGTATTTTGGCACAATCTCTCTTACCTGCATTCCATAGGTTGGTTATACAATTATGATAATAGATAACATGATTTGCATCTGCTAAGCGTGGCATTATTTGTTTAATGCCTGGTTTTTCAGGACACATTGACATACTTAAGTATTCTTTGAGTATCATATTATCTTTATATTGTGAGTACCATTTGACACCTTCTCGAACTGGTCCTTTTAGTTTCTCGTATATAGTTGCATTTCCACATCCTGATGGTACAAAGCCAGTTCGTTTATGTACGATTCCTGGTTTTGGTATGGTTATTCTTGGTCTATCAACATTCCCGTATGTAGTGGGTTCACCGTCATTGCGCCTTCTATCTATAAATGTTCTATCTGTTACATCATTGATAGTAGTTTCATTATCACTGGTTGGCACTATGTGATGTCGGGATTTATTTTGATTGTGGCAGCATATTTTATTGACTAATTTCTTGAAACATCCCAAATATAAATCATTAATGCTTTTCTTAGTAGCTACGACGGGACAACACAACGTCTTCGTAACACTTTCCATACATGTTGGTATTATCATTTTCTTATCTTTGAAATTGAGTAACAATTTGTATGGTATAGAATCTTTGACTTGTATTTCTAAAGCGTGTATGTTATTAGCTCGTCTAATGCCCATTTCTATAATGGGATACATTATGTAACCACAATCTGTTGTACGTGAATTAACCATTGCTACTGAACGCATTATGTCCATTAAAGATTTTTCATTGAAGTCTGATGCCAGAAATGCTGTAACTACTCGATTGAGTGATGTAAGCGCGATTTTTACGTCATATGTTGCTTCTTCAGTTTTAAAAACCATCTGATTTTGATAATATGAATCATAAACAAGATCACGGGCATACAATGTGCCTTTAAAAGTGGCATACTTTATTGTAACTTCACCATTTGGATTAAAATAGTAATGTATTCTTGGTGGCAACTCTTTCTTTGAATCTTCCAATTTCATGCTGGGTAGGCTGGTTATTACATTGTTCACTATATCAATGTTAGGATCCTTGACTTTAACTGCTCGAATGTCTTTTTCATGATCTA